GATAGTTGATCACCCTTACCCTCTGCTTCGTTGAACGCATCACCAAATACCTGATCTTGCTGATTCAGGATATCCGTTGCTCCGTCTTCGCTTACTTTTTCCTTCATTTCCCTCATCCTCCAAAATAAAAAAGGCAAAACCAAGAGAATCAAATCTCTCAATTTCGCCTTTGTCCTTGAATGTTCTTTAAGGTTTAGACTATTTGTAACTTACCTTTTAATCTTCTCCTTATTCCCTCTACCTGTTGTAAAATTTCGATAAGTTCCTTCTTCTCCATTAAAACTTTTTCTTCATTTTTGTTATCGAATTTCTTACAACTTTTACAAACATTCATTTTTTGTTGATTAACATATGCCATAAGTTTAATCTCTTGTCAAATATTTTTTAATCTATCAATTTTCAGGAGCATCCTGATAAACAAACACACCTTCCGGCAAACCCTTTTCCACAATATCCTTGAGTTGCCGGAATGCTGCTATTTTACCCTGGTTGGATATGATGAAATCACCTCGGGCTGTGTCGTTGTCAATTCTGGTTTCTTCGATAAGGCAGTCAAGAAGCTCAACCATGGAAACTATTGGTTGGGTACTTTTAAATTCCACCAAACGAGAAATCAATTCACCTTTCTTTTGGTTTTTTGAGTTCATTTACTGCCTCCCTCTTTAACTGTTTTTGGTTTAGGTTTGTTGGCCGCCTTTTCTTTCATCTTCATTCCATGGACTACCTCCGCTTTCTTCAATCCAATCTTTACCTTGTGTTCTTCAGCACCTTTTACCATTTCTACAACATGGGTTTGATGGCCTTGTTCCAATTCCTGTTGGTGCTTCTCTTCTTTACGTCTGTTTTCCTCGATAAGTTGCTGGTTTTTGATGTCCTGACCTTGGGTTTTGGCCTGTTCAGAGGCAACTTGGGCTTCGGTAAGTGCAGGATCGATACCTTCTGGAATTTCCGGTGGAGTTTCTGCTGCTTTGTTGGATTCGATGTTCTTTTCCTTGGCTTTTGTGAGGTTGACCATGGCCTGAGCTTTGTTTTTGGAAATTTCAGAGGCCATGAGGTGCATCTGAAGTTTATTGGTAATAGAATTGGCCTGATTTTCACGGATTTTGTCGGCTTCTTCTTCTGTCCGGAGAGGAATATTAAGATCGTGAGCCTTGAGGCGCTCTTTAAGGAACTCACGGCGGTCAAGATATACCCAATCCTCTGGAGCAAGCGTTGTGGTTAGTTGGTTGAGTGCCTGCATACGGATTTCTTTCATTACGAGAGAGGATACCCCTCGGGCTTTGACTTTATAATCACCCTTTATGTCTGTACGAGGGTTAAAATCCATATTCCAAGCATACAGGTCTTGGATAATGTGCTCGGAAAATGAGTCGAAGTTCTTTACAACGTCTTTGATGGACACGGTTATGGTTGCCATACGACCCGAGGCGGCCTGAGCGGTTTCATTATTAACCATCTGGCCTATCATCCATGTCGGGAGAGTGGTTTCCACATCGGCAAACTCCATAAAGAACTTGGAAATATCCATGAGTTCTGGGATATGGGAGTCGAAGGATAGAGAACGGATGGCTGGATATTGGGCTTCTACACCGCGACCTTCACGATACCAGATTTTCCGAGGGTAGAATGAACTGAAATCCTGTCCTTGGGTGAGGAGTGACCAGTTGACTTCAACTTGAGGACCAGAGACTACAGCGCCGTTGTCTAATACCATACGGGCAGAGGATGCAACGGCTATCTGACTATGGCGCATGACTCTGGCTAAACCTTCGCCCCAGAGACTTGTTTCATCTTTCTCGTAATAAAACAGTTTATAACGGTTGAGGGCACCACTGAATAATGTCGCTTTGATGATTGTTTTGCCTACCATCCAGATATTTGCAGCATATTCAAGTGCTGGATCTTTTACTTCCACTCCGCATGCTTCAAGGTCGGTTCCGTCTATATATCCCCAATATTCAAGAACTTCATATTTCTTTCCTATTTGACGGTTGGAAGTACGGGTACCGTATTGGGTATTGAATACGCTGGCTGTTTCAGTGGTGGTTCCTGATGATGATGCAGAGGAATGGGCATTCTTGCCAGCGCCGGCCTGAACTTCTATTGTTTGGAGATCGACCTCCCAATTTTTGGCTACATAGTTACCTCCTGGGAAATCCTCTAGGAACTTTTCTATCACATCTCCATAGTAATCAGAACGGTTGATGAGCTGGCGGAGGTCGTGTTTGGTCATTAAGTGACGTTCAAAGCTTCCTTCTATCATGGATAGTTCTGTTACAGTCATGTCGGGATACCAGTCCCAGATACGGATGGATTCAAAGTAGGGGATGTCCTCGGTTTCTGGTTCTTCCCGATATTCCCCCTGATCATCCTGTTTCCACTTACTCTTGGTTCGTTTGTTAATCATGGGACCTTTCATTATGCCGGTACCATAAAGGAGGCCGGACTTGAGGACTTTCTTGGTTTCTTCCGGATAATCCATTTCGAATAATTGATCATCTATGACCCTCGACATATTCTCGCATGTCTGGTCGGCATAGGCTTTGATGGCAAGGCGGAGGTCATCGATTGATGGAGGTTGGACATCTGGAGGCTGGCCTGGCATGGAACCTGATTGACTCTGCTGCATAGACATCTGCATTTCCATCATTTTCTGCTGCATTAAACTTTGGACGATTTGCTTGACGATTATTGGAGACATTTTTGGTTCAGGAGTCGGGTTAATTTCCCAGTTCTTGTCAGTTTCAGGGAATAACATTTCGTGAAGCCGGGAGAGGACGATGTTAACTTTTGAACGGGTTATCTTGGGGTAGACCTTTGATGCGTTGGCGGATATTTTTACATCGGGGTCGTAGATGCCTTTATAGGCTCGAAGGTCTTCCAACCATTGCAATTCCTTTGCGCGCCGAAACGATTCATTGAGGGTGAATTGGTTATAGAGCCGGTATCCGAAAGACACCATGACTTCTGAGTTTCGCTTTGAATCCTGGAACTCTGATTTTATTTCGTCCATTGTAAACTCCTTAAATTAAAGTATCCCTCAATACAATATAGGCAGACAGTACCAAGTTAAATTATTTCTAAAGTTTTACCGTTGTTATTCATCAAATAAATTGGCGAATAAGTACAAATCACGGTCTCTTCTGTCTGGTTTTTATTCATAAAAGAAATTATTCTTCTTGAATTTTCAGAAACAGGGTAGTGATTATCTTTTGTAAAATCTATTGTTCCCGATTTTAAACCATCACTATCATTATCAACATCGCCGTCTTTTAATGTTCTATAATGCAACTCATCCACTTCATCGTACATCTGCCACGATTCGTTAACCTGAAATTTAATAATCATCTGTATTTCTCCTTTCTATCTATTGGCCTGTCTGCCTACTTTACTTTTTAATATCCCCCCACTGAATCTGCTGGTTTATAATCCTGAAACGTTATTTTGGATGCCAACTCTTTCCACTTTGCATCGTGAATGTTTTTCTCTGCAATATACATACAGAGGTATTCAAGAGCGTCTGAAATATGTGAACTGAAGTTTTTTGCTGGGACTATTTTGTATTCTTCTCCCAGACTTTTGGGATCTTTCTCATAATGATACCCACCGTTCATGGCTTTCCGGATGTAGTGGCAGTTGGGGGAAAGGATGAAGGATGGCTCGCCGGCATACATTTTGTTGAGAAAATTTTCCACAGCGGCCACGCGAGGGAGAATAGCATTGGTCGGTGCCGGCACTACATTACGAAGACCGATTTCAGGACTCTGGAGAACTTCAAAGCAGGTGGATTCGTCTGTTGGCGCTCGGGAGGTTCCGCTTGGATCACCAAACCCCATAACATTCATACCGAAGTATTTAAGGCGTAATAAAGGGAGAAGTTGGTTTTCACAGAACTGCCGAAGTCCCATTCCATCGGATACAACCTCATCCAATATACGAAGTTGGCCGAGTGGTGATATCTGGGCAATTACGCATGATGGCTGAAGTCCGAAGTCAAATCCCACCAGAACATCTAACCCCTTTTGCGGTTCAAGTTGATGGGGTGCGACATGGATATTGTCCCGAAATGACTGGAATACCGGTTTCCCGCTGACAAGGTACCCATACTGTCCGTCAATATAGATACGTTTATACATTTCGTCTTTGCCTTTGGC